CCGCCGGGGCTGTCGACGTCGAGCACCAGGGCGCGCACGCTCGGGTCATCGAGGGCGGCCTGGATGTCGGTGGCCAGCACCTCGGTGCTGGTGGCGCCGCTGATCTCGGTGAACAGGTTGGCGCGGCGGAAGATCGGGCCGGTGACCGGGATCACCGCGACGCCATCGCGCACGCTGACGGTGCGGGTGTTGTCCAGCGGGCGGCCCAGCCGGGCCTCTAGGGCCTCCACGTCGCCCTGGCGATCGGCCACGGCCAGCAGGGTGTCCAGGGCCTCGGCGGTCATCAGCCAGGTGCGGCTGGCCGCGAGCTCGAAGGCGGTGCGTGGCATGGGGCTCTCCTACGAATTGATCCGCCGGGTGGCGGGTCAGTCGGTGTCGTCGTTGGTGCGGTTGGGGTCTGGGTCGTCCGGCTCGTGCACCTGGCCGCCCACGTAGAGCGGCACGCCGTCGTCTCGCTTGCGGCGGATCTCCCGGGCGCGGTCGCGGTGCACGTCCTCCCAGTCCTCGCCGTGCAGCGCCATGGTCTCCAGGTGCTCGTTGGAGGTGCCGTTGGCGATGCGCTCGGTAGCGGCGCGGGCGTCGATCTGCTCGTTCAGGCTGCCCAGGGGCTCGCCGATCCACAGCGCCCGGGTGTAGGCGCGGCGGCGGGCCGGGTCGCGGTAGCCGGGCAGGTCGACCATGCCGCGCGACACCATCTCGTCGATCACAAGCTCATAGAGCGGCTGGCAGAACTGGGTGGTGAGGTGGTGCCGGCGCTGCTTGATGAACTTCCACAGCTGGTTGAAGGCGGCCCGGGCGGCGGTGTAGCTGGTGCTGAAGTGCATCATCACCACCTCGGCGGGCAGCTCCAGGGCGGCACCGATCTCCTTGACGATGGCATTGAAGAAGGGGTCGAACTGGGCGTTGGGCCGGTTGGGGCTGATCGACACCGGCTCGGCGCCCTCCTCCAGGTCCCACACCGCGCCCTCGCCGAGCTGGAGGTTGTCGCCCTCCGGCGGCTCGGGCTGGTCGCTGCGCACCACGGGGCGGTCGGGCTTGCTCGGGTCGTTGCTGTTCTGGTCCCACAAGGTGGAGCCGCCTAGCCCCGGCTCTTCGTCGCCAGGAGTGTGCTTGATGGCCACGGTGAACATGGCGCTGATCACCGCGGCGGTCAGCTCCGCCTGGCTGAAGCGCTCGAGCTTCTGCAGCGGCTCGAGGATCGGCGCCAGGTAGGGCACGCCACGGGGCTGACCCGGGCGGTCCTTCTCGTTCATCAGGTGCACGATGCGTCGGCGACCGGTCTGCTCGCCGAACACCGGCACCCACTCCCAGCGCAGCGAGGTCAGATGGTCGCTCGGGTAGCCACTGCACACGTGCACATGGGTGGCGCGGCCCAGGGCATCCAGCCGCATACCGTCGACCTCGTTGGCCGTGTCGCGGCCGCCCAGGCGCGTGCCGACGCGCTCGGCCTCCACCAGCTGCAGCTTGAGATCGAACAGGCCGCCTCGGCGCCGTTCGGCCGGGGTGAAGCCGAACACGTCGCCGCTGACCAAGGCGGAGATAAACGCCAGGCGCTGAAGCATGTAGAAGTCGAGCGCGGCCTCGGCATCGCACTCCGCCGGGTCCTCGGCCCACAGCCGGAAGCCGCGGGCCAGCTGATCGTTCAACCGGTCGGCCTCGTCGTCGCTGATGCCTAGGGCCTCGGCATCGACGTTGGGGCGCAGCGTCAGGCCCATGCCCACCACGTTGGTGGCGGCCCGGGTGACGGCGGCGCGCCCCAGCATGTGGTTGCGATAGGCGTCGCGCGAGCGAGCGATCAGGGTCTCGCGCTCGCCGGTCGGGGCATCTTGGCGGGGACTGCCGAGCCCGGGGAGCCAGCTGATCATGCTCCGCAACATGCGACTGGCACCGCGATAGCGGGTCTCGCTACCGACATTGGCGCGCGTGGTGCCCTGGCTATCGCGCAGGCGGCGCACCTCGTCGATGGCCGCCTGATGTTGCTCGGTGGCCAGAGAGGGCGAGGCCTTGAAACGGTCTAAGAGTCCCATGATCACCAGCCGAAGTAGCGGACGCGGTTACGGGTGCCACGCCCGGCAGCGGCCGCCTGCTCGCGGGCGGCCATCTTGGCGTAGCGGCGCTCCATACGCTCCAGAGTGCCCAGGTCAGCGCGGGTGTACTGACGATCACCAAAGCGCCATGACTGCGAGCCCGAGAGCAGCTTGTCGATGGCCTCGCGCACCTTGGCCAGGCGGGCGGTATAGGTCTCCGTGGTCATACGCTGCTGTTCCTCATCCGGCGGCCACGCCGCTTGCCCCGGGGTGGTACGGCCGGGGTGGCGGGGCTGGGCGCTTCAAATAGGGTGGTCTGGGTCAGGGTCGCCTCGAGGCGATCCCAGTCGCTGGCCTTGAGCACATGGGTGCGGCAGCTGCGCGCGGCGTGAAGCGCGTAGACCTCACAGTCCAGGGCTTCGTTGGCCTGGCCGCTCTTCTTCTGCCACACGCGCTTGCGCGGGTTGCGCGGGTGCGGCGCCTTGACCTCGGCGGTCAGCTGCTTCCAGTAGTCGGCGCGCACATCGCGGTACCAGTGCATACGCCCCGGGCCCTCGCCCTGCAGATTGACCCGGCTCTCCAGGATCAAGTCCTTGGCCTTGTGCGTGCCGACGATGAAGGGCCGCAGACCGTACTTGTCGGCTTTGGTGTTCTGGCGGTTGGTGTCGTCGGAGATCTTCGGGCGACTGAAGATCTCCCGGGTCTCGCTGTTGAGCGAGGCGCCCTTGACCGCCATCACGCCGTGCCGTTGCCGACCTCGCACGTAGTGGTACACGGCGTCGCTGGTCTTGCCGTCCGAACTGTCGATCGAGACGGCGCTGACCCGCAGCGAGGCGCCGCTGTCGTGTTCGAAGCCCCGGGTCAGTAGGGTGTCAAGCTCGTCCCACACCGGGTCCACCTTGTCCATGGTGTTTCCGTAGAGCTCGCCCCAGTGGATCAGCCAGCTCTCCTCGCCGCGGCCCCAGGCCCGCACGGCCACCGCCAGGCGGTCGTGCTGGACATCGATGCCGGCGGTGAGCAGCAGGCCGCCCCGCGGCACGGTGCCCTCCGCGTAGGCCTCGGCGCGATCCTGCAGCGCGTCCGCCTCCGGGGTGTCGCCCTGGAACTCGTAGGCCAGGCCCATCGAAGAGTTGGTGAAGACGATCAGGTCGCTGAAGTCGCCTTCCTCGGCGGCGTGCTTGGCCGCCAGCCATTTCTCCATCAGCCGGGTGAAGCGCGAATCGGGGAACGTGCTGAGCAGCTCGTTCATGTAGTACCCGGCGATGCCGCGAAACTCGGCCGTGGCCACCCAGCGCCCCTTGCGCAGATTGGCGTTCTTCTCCTGGTCGTTCCACTCGCTGCCGCAGTGGGGGCAGGCGTAGACGGTGCGCTCCGGCCGGTGGTGGCCGTAGATCGGGTGGCTGCGCTCGGGGTCCACCGGGCACACCAGGTTGTCGAACCTGAGCTCGTGCTCCTCGCCGCAGTGGTGGCACGGCACCAGGCAGCGACGCTTGTCGCTGAGCGACATCTCGGCCTCGATGGACGAGAGGCCGGCAATGGTCGGCGTGCCGCCGATGATGTATTTCTTGCGGCCGCGGCCGTAGGTCTTGCCGCGCTCCTTCAGCAGCAGGATCGAGTCGCCCTGCCCTTTCAGGTTCAGGTTGCAGTCGTCCGGCTCCTCCACGAAGCCGCGGGGGCTCGGGGTCGACTTCACCGAGGAGGGCGAGTTTGAGCCCACCAGCTTGAGGAAGCCCCCGGGGAAGCGCTTGAACTGCTGCCTCTGCTGCAGCTTGCGGCTGCGAAGGTCGATCTTGTCTCGCAGCCGGGGCGTGGCCTCCACCATCGGCTCGAACTTCTCGGCCACGTACTCCTTGGCCGCCCCATCCTTCGGGAACAAGCCGATGATCGGCGAGGGGTCGACATCGATCCAGCGGCCCAGGGCGTTGCCCAGCACACCGGAGGTCCAGGCCACCTGAGCCGACTTCTGGCAGCACACCTCTTCCACGTTAGGGTCGTCGATAGCCTCCAGTGGCCCGCCTGGCAAGGCCAGGGCCGGCGTCACGTGGATGCTGTACTTGCCGGGGCGGGCGGTCTCCACCTCACTCATCCAGCGGTGCTGGTTGGCCCATTCCAATGTGCCGATCCGCTCCGGCGGCGCCCACTTGCGCGCGATCCCAACAGCCCAGCGCTTGGCGTTACGCTTCAGCTTCCTCCGGAAGCTCGGCGTCAGATTCGCCGTCGTCGCCTTCATCGTCGCTAGGGTCATAGTGGCTCAGCGTTGTCAGGGCGCCATCGACGTGGCGACGGATGATCGAAACGTCCACCTCCTCACCGAGGATCGCCGTGAGCTCGGCCGCCAGGGCGTCCGGCATGTTGAACAGCAGTTCGGCGCGGGCCGCCTCC